TATTCATTAAACCTCCATGATTAAATCCAGAATGCTTATTAATATTCCATATATATTGATATAATTCTGAATTGAATAATAAAACCATATTTTTACCTTCCTTTGCTGAACTTACTTTTAATGCATGAATATTATCACCAACTCCATTTTCACCATTATCATAGTATGGATTTATATAACCACTTCTAAATAATAATACCTTTTTATCAGATTGACGTGGATCTTGCACATCTAAATATTTTATATCTAGAATACCACCTGGTTGAAGAAATGTGATATATGGAAATTTATATGTTTTATTGGCAGATGTTTGAAATCCTCCTCTGTCTTTTCTAATAAATTCACCATCTAATTTATTAATAAGAACTTTATCATTAATATGTAAGGTATCTTCTGTAATCATTTTTGGTAGAAATGGAATATCTTTTAAATATACTTTAAATTGCTTAACTTTATTATTATCATCATAAAAAATAGTTGTACTTGAATCTGAATGTTTATTTTGAACCAAGAAATAACTAAATGTACTACCTATAGTAGGAAAATATTTACGCTTTAACCCAATTGTACTATTTATTACTATTATTTTTTTATCTTTTAACAATGTCCAAGATGCTGATGTTGGAGAAGTCCAGGAAGTTGGAACAATAAAATCTATATATCCATTTGATTTAATTAATTTACTAGATAATATAATAAATTTTTCCCATAATTGTGATGGTTGATAAGGTGGGTTACCTACAATGATATCAAATTGTTCAGGCCATTGCTTTGTCTTTAATTTAGCAGGTGTTATGTCTAAACTACTGCCTGTTAAAATATTAGGAGTAGCAGAAGTACATAATGATTTAAAAATATCACGTGCAATTCGTACATTGTTTGATTGCAATTCCATCATAAATATCATATTTTCAATGATATGTTTATGACGTTTTACATCACTTTTTTCCCAGCTCTTTAATCCTTCATCTAATTTATAAAATATAACTACAGGAAAATTACCAATACCAGATGCAGGATCTAGCCATGTTAGGTCAGGATTTGACCATACAGATTCTGGTAAATGTGATAACATTTCTTCAACAAGTTCAATGGGTGTAAATACTTCACCAAAGTCTTTTTGTTGTTTTTGTCGTGGTGTAAGACGCCTATGAATAATTTGCAGGATCTTATCTTTACGCAATTTATCTTTATCTAATTTTCCTTTCATCTCACGAAAAATAGAATTACTACTATTATGTGCGAAATCTTTTACAACTGATAATAATAAGTTAGATAGTTCATCATCATTAATACCTATAATTACTGTACTTGCCTTAATAAACATCATTGTATTACTGTATAATGATGTACCATGACTATTTATTGTATTGCTTTCATATTCTAGTAATGCCTTATCAAAATCATCCGTACTACTTGTAATTGCAATATACTTTATAAAGTCAATAACAGTTTCAATAAAGTTTGTTATTAATATATCAATCTTATCCGTTTTCTCTTCTTTTAATTCTGGATCATTTGGCTTCGGATCATTTGGTTTAGGTTTTCTAATTATTAATGTCCCACTTGGTAATATTACTGGATTCACATCTGTTAAACCAATCTTTTTAAAAACAGATTGTAGTTTTTGATTACTAAATGTCCCTTTTAATTTAGCTACAAATTCAGGATTCATACTTTTCTTAATATTTGATACTAGACGCTGTTCTAACCCTCCAAAATCTTCATGTACACGATACTCTGGATCTACTTCTGCTTTTTGAAATAATCCTTCTAATCTCTTTTGAAATGTTAAAGGTCTTGCATTTACCCCTTTTGTAAATTGATAGTCAAATATATCTTGATCCCATGTATATGTATCATAAATAATATCCAATATTTTAGATGAAGTATTTGCCTTCTGATGTGATGCTTTTGTATAGCCATATAATGCAGCAAGTGTTCGTACTGGATTTAAATCTACTACAAATGCAGCAGTTTTACCTACACTCGGTGTTAAAGCACGATACATTTTTTGAATAATATCATCTGGTGATTTGGTTTCATTTAATAGAAATACAACATCTGTACATGGTAAACTAATACCCATACTTAACATTTGCCCTGCTAGGACTAAAAGTCCTTTTGGTTCTGGTCGACAATGTAGTGCTCGTTCTAATTGTAATAATTCTGATTTAACATTTGTATTAATAATATGGATACCGTTTGAACTTTCTACTTGTAAATCTAATAACTGTTGCATTGTTACACCATCTACTTTTTCATCTGATACAACACATGCAATTTCATAATTGTCTCTCCACCATTTATGTGTCATTAATAAGGAAGACCATGCACATAATAGATATAAAATATTAGTACCTTGACCACCCGTTGGCATAAACATAAGCATAGATGGTTTCTCATCTAAACGAAAACGACTCTTTGCATCACTACTCATTTTATGAATTCGTCCAAGAATAGTAGGATCTATTGGCGATCTTTGTTCTTTTGTAAGTGGTTCTCCACCTTTCTCTTCCATCACTTCTGGATCGTCAAACTGTTCTCTTGGCGTAATTAAACTTATTAGATTTTTTGGATTTTTAATATCTGCAAATATTTTATATGCATCTTTTCTTATTGTATTTTGTGCGGTTTTTACATCTGCAATTGTAGATGGTTTAATTCCAAAAATAGATCCCATACTAAATCCACTATCAGGTCTGTAAAGTTGTTCTTCTTGAAACCTCTGTTTTACTTCTTCTTGAAAATCTGCAGAAATAAAATATAAATCAGGAAATCCTATGTATGCTTTAGCCATTATCTCAAGTGTATCACCATTTTCAATTCTTCTTTTAATTACTTCATTTACAATTACATTGCCAAAACGTTGTTGTAATACCTCTATTGCTTTTTCTTGTTCAGTTTCGGTTGCAAGTGCACGTGCAGACAATACATCTGTATAGTCCCAAATAAATGTCTGCGATGGTTGAATTTGATAGTCCAGTAATATATTATAATATGTTGCTGATAAAAATATAAATGGTAACTTTTCTGATTGATATAGTGATATAAATTGTTCTATTTGTTGTTTTGTTTGAGCACCTGAACCTGTTTTATGTGCTTCATCAAAAAATACAATTCCCATTTCAGCCTGTCTAGCTTTAATAAAATCACTTTTCACAGATGTTACAAGAAGTTGTGTAGAGCAAAAGAATATAGAACGACGTTCTGTTCTTTCTGTTGATTTTGTTATTTTAACTAATTCACGAAATTCAAAATCTTTAAAATCTTCATATTTTGCAATAAGATCATCTTTTACTTGTGATAATGTTTCTGTTGGAGCAGCAGTTAACCAGAATATATTAAAAAATTGGGGATTTGTTGTATCAAGATATTTTCTAATAATTCCACCTGCAATATATGTCTTGCCTCCTCTTGGTAAAACTCCAACAAGATATCGTTTATCATCGGTTGGTTCTGTTAATTTATTACATATACTATTTACAATAATATCTTGATGCAATTGTAATGATAAATATGGTTTTGATTTTGATTGTAAATATTGTTTTGTTAACATTTCTAATGGAGTCTTTTGAGACAGTTCTGCTTGCTCAAAAATCTGTCTTCTAATCTCTTGTAAAAATGGTTTTACATCTTCATGCCATCCATAAAACGTTTTTGCAAGATATTGTGTGTATTGACGATAAGAACGATTATGTGCAATTTGAAAATCCTTCTTAGATTTAAGAAATACAATTATATCGAGTGGTTTTCGTTCATCTGTAATCTGTGTATGAGCTGTTGCAAATAATTTCTCAAGATCATAATGCTCTGCACTTTTATCTTTTTTATACCATTTTACACTCATTACATATGTTTTAACTGTTTCTGAAGTATCAATGTTACAATCTACTTCACAATATGGATCATCTGGTTTTTTTGCTTTTTTACCATCCTTTACATTCACTAATGTAATGTCACTTATCCCCATTACATTTGAAGCAAAACATTTCATTTGTTTTAGTGCATCTATGCTATCATCGTATATTGTTGACTCTTTTTCTATCTGTTTTATAAAATGATAATTTCCATCTAATCTAGGATTTACACCATTAATACCTCCAAAAAATACAAATAAACGACAGAGTACTTCATATATATCAGTTCCTGGAAATCTTTTTGAAGATAACTTAAATGAAACCATATCATCCAGTGATATAGACTTATTAATAAAAACAGTAGTTAGAAACTCATAATTTGATGTACTATTCGTAAGACCATATAATCCAACTGGAGTTTGATTCTGTTGTTTTTTAATATCACGAATACGTTTTTCTAAATCCTGAAGAGATGAAATAGGTTCCTTAGTGCATGGATCATATAACTGTGCACATGGATCTTCTGCTTTTACTTCTGCTTCTGCTTCCTTCTCTTCCTTCTCTTCCTCTTCCTTCACTTCTGCTTCTGCTTCTGCTTCCTTTTCTTCCTTCGGTTTCTTTTCATTCTCTTTCTCAGGATAAAAAGAAAAATATTCATAATGTAATTCACTATCATTATATAAATGTATTACTGGAATATCATTATCTTTTGATATTAAACGTGCCTGTATAGTATGATGTATTCTCACTATAAGATTACATTTTAATAATTCTTCTTGTATTATTCTTACCTCTATTTCGCCAACCCATTCTCCTAAATTTCTTACATGTGATGCATATAGTTGACAAAATAATTCACGTGTACCTAATTTTTCACGCTCTCCAAATTCAACTTTAAACCAATGAGGAAATCCTTTTATTATCTGTTTATAACTCTTTGTATTATGAGATATTAACATATCATATGCATCTATTCTTCCATTTTTTGTATGTGTATACTGTAAATTTCCAGATGCAATACGATCAGCTATTCTATTGCGAAATGATTGTATAAAAGTCATTTCATTAGATGAATCTAGTTTTAAACATAATGAAACTCTTTCTAATAATGTTGTTAATTTTGTCGTGCGTTCCTTAAGTGCTCTAAAAATTGCACTAAAAAAACAATTACCATCACGTAACGTTTCCTTTATTACAACTGGCCATGTTAGTTTAATCTTTTTATTTGTTGCTGTTGCTCGTAATACATTATTTTTCTTTTCATTTGTATTTTTTTTAGAGTTTGAGAAGGGTTTATCAGACATCTATATATTTATTACATTAATTTATAATAATTATTGTCGTAGTATTAATTCATAAATAATACTATGATAATATCTAAAATAAAAAATTGAAGCAAATACTCTATTAAAAATAGTTAAAACAATAATACATAGTGTTAGAGATAGCGATATACATATGCCAAATAACTCAACACAAGATACTTGGGATTGGCTTTTACAATGTGCGGAAGCTCATTCTTTATTAGCAAATCATTTAGATTTGTTAGATAAAATAAAAATAAAAGACGATTATAATTTTCAATATAAAATGTTGAATTTTGTATCAAGACAAATGGGGGTTAGAATAGAATACGAAACCGAGTGTTATATTGAACAATAAATAATCCACAAGCACAGGCAAATTGTGTTTAAAGCACAGGCGAAAGCTATGTCTAAAAATACAGGCACAAGCGGGAACAGGCACAAGCTACAATCACAGGCGAACACAGGCGATAACAGGCGCAGGCGCAAGCGATAACAGGCGCAGGCGCAAGCGAATATTGACCTTTACTCAAATTTACGCTAAATCATATTTATGACACTTCCAAAAAGATTAACAGAAATGCAACAGAAATTTGCAGAACTATTGGTGTTTAATGAGGGTAGAAAAACGCCAACTGAGTGTGCAATAGAAGCAGGTTACGACAAAGATTCCGCTCATGTTAGAGCAAGCGAACTAAGAAACCCAAGAAAATATCCGGGCGTAGTTAAATACATTGGCGAATTGCGTGAAGAACTTCAAAAGAAATATGAAATAACATTTGAAAGACATGTCGCTGAACTTGCAAAATTAAGAGATGCTTCGAGGGATAAAGGAGCGTGGAGTGCTGCCATTAATGCAGAAGTTGCAAGAGGTAAAGCCGCAGGTTTATATATAGAACAAAAAATAATTAAGCACGGTAAATTAGAAGACATGACTGAACAAGAATTAGAATTTAAAATGAAACAAATATTAGAAGATCACAAAGGTTTAATTGTAGAAGCTGATTTTAATGTTGTTAATGATAAACAATTAGAAGCTAAAGAAGAAACTA